CACAAAGATCTTTAGCAAACAACTCAGCAGTTTATAACGCTAAACCAAACACTGCACAATTTTTACGTGAATGGAGAAATCTTTACGAATCAAAATCTGGAGAAAGAGGAATTTACAATATTGATTCAGTTCGTAAACACGTTGATTCATTTGGGCGTAGAGACTCAAGCAAGATATCAGGAACAAATCCTTGTGGAGAAATTTTACTAAGATCAAATGAATTTTGTAATTTAACAGAAGTTGTTATTTCTGCAGATGATACTGAAAAAGAATTACTAGAAAAGATTAGACTTGCTACAATTCTAGGAACTTGGCAGTCTACTTTAACTAACTTTAAATATCTTCGTAAGACATGGAAAGATAATTGTGAAGAAGAAAGACTACTAGGGGTATCTTTAACGGGTATATATGGAAATAAATTAACTTCTACCGCTGGAGATAAATTAAAAGAATTACTTATTAAACTAAGAGAACACTCAGTTGAATCTAATAAATTAGAAGCAGAAAAAATAGGAATTAATCAATCCGTTTCTATTACCTGCGTTAAACCATCTGGAACAGTAAGTCAGTTAACTGGTGTGTCAAGTGGAATTCATCCATGGTATTCAGAATATTACATTAGAAGTGTGCGTGGAGATAACAAAGATCCATTAACTCAATTCCTAAAAGACTCTGGAGTTCCTTACGAAGCAGATGTTATGAAGCCAGATCAAACAACAGTATTTTATTTTCCACAAAAGGCTCCAAAAAATGCCACTATTACAAAAGATTTAACAGCAATAGATCATTTAGAAATGTGGAAAATTTATAGAACATACTGGACAGAGCATAATCCAAGCGTAACAGTTAATGTCCACGAGGATGAATGGATGAGAGTTGGAGCATGGGTATTTGATAACTTTGATTCAATTGGTGGGGTATCATTTTTACCATCTTCAGAGCACTCATACAAGCAAGCACCATATCAAGAAATTACAAAAGAAGAATATGAAGAGGCAGTAAAGAAAATGCCAGAATCAATTCGTTGGGATATGATGACTATTTACGAAACAGAAGATGGAACAACTGGTAGCCAAGAATTGTCTTGTGTTGCTGGAGTTTGCGAAATAGTTGATATTTCAAAATAGCCTTTTGTGCTAAAATAGATTAGAGGTATACATGTCTAATCAAGTCTCAAATCTTTATGCCGCAAGAATATTTGCAGAGCACCCTCTTGCATTATGGGCCTTAGATGATGACTTTTCTTTTATATCAAAATTAAGCATACAAGATAAAAGCATTATTAATTGGGATCTAAGTAACATAACTTCTGCCTCAGCATCAAATCCAGTAGGCTTAATACTTGAAAATGAGCAAACAGATGTATTAACTGTAATTTCTGCATCGTCTGGATATCAAGGATCGGCATCGGGTACAGCAATAAATTCTATTACAGACTTAGATCCTAATAAAAAGACATTATCTATAAATGCTTTTGCTTATAACTATAACAACGTATCTAGTTTTGATATAGGGTTTATACATAGTGGTTCTACTTTTTTTACTTCCTATACCCCAGAAAGAGAAGAGGTATGGACAAAGATAAGTCATACCCTAAATATTCCTACAGGCAATGTTAATATATATCCATATTTTAAAGTTAAATATGATAATACTTCACTAGGAAATTCTGGACCTGATTATAACTTTTCTATAAATGCTTTATCGGTTGGTCAATGGTCTGAACTATTTCACTATCAAAGCACTGGAACCCTATCAGCAAGCATAGACCCAAATATATTAAGCATCATATCTGCTTCATCTTCTTTGTCAGCCTCAGCAATAACTGGGGTAGTAGCAGACTCTTATGGAATAGCAGAATCTAAAAATGGTTACTACATAGTTGAAAACAATAGATTACTTTCTTATAGCGATAACTTCCCTATTACTTTCGGTGCTACAAATATAACTAATATTGCACACCCTCTTTATGGAGAAATACCTTCTATGGTTTTTCCAGCAGAAGGATTTTTAAATGAGTCTGGCAGATATAAAGAAACTACTTTAGAGTTTTGGCTAAGGGCACATACCAACGTATCAAGTCCAATAAGAATATTTGGACCACTAACAACAACTGACGGTATTTATGTAGAAAAAGATTTTATAACAATTAAGATAGGACCATATAGAAAATCATACTTTATAGGTAAATGGTATAGACCTATGCTACTAGACTTTAGATATAACATAGATACTGCTTCATTATTAATCAATGGAGATTTAGTTATTGATATGGACATAGATCAAAATAAATTTACATTGGCAGATAAAGATTATAACTATGTAGGAGTTTATGGAAATGAAAATGTATACCCATTTGAGATAGACGCTATTGCTATTTATCCATACGTAGTTCCAGAGCAAATTGCAAAGAAAAGATTTGTTTACGCTCAAGGAGTTGAGTCAGCAAATAACATTGTGTCTAATTTTAAAGGAGACTCTTTCCAGGTAGACTTCCCTTACGCTAAATATACCTCTACTATAAACTACCCAGACATGAACGATTGGAACTCAGGATTCTTTAACAACTCTAACAGTACATCTAAATATCTTACAAATCCAGAATACTCTCTTCCACAAATTATTTTTAGTGAAGAGGTAGACTTAGATAATTTCTTAATAGATAACTATAATATACAAGGATCTGACTATCCATTTATCAAATTAAAGCCTAATGCAAATTATGACAACATAGTTTCAAGTATTAATTTTAATAGTTTGAATGTTTTGAGTACCCCAGTTAAAAGTATATTCGGGGTATTTAGAGCACCATCTACTCTGACTGCTACCAAAGAAGTATTAATGTACTTCTCTAATAACTTCAACAATAACAACTTTTCAGTTAAAACAAGTAATGCAGGAGTAGAGTACTTCTATAACGATACTAAGATATTTGATCACGCTATTATAGAAGATACGATATTTATTGCTGGTTTTGATTTAGACACTATATCTCAAGAATACTCAAGTACTTTAAATAACTTTTTTTCTAACCCTCAAAATATATCTTTTAGTTTGGGTGGAAATCAATCATCTATGTTTAGTGGAAAGATATTTAACTTTACATTCAACAATAGAATGTTTACAGATAAAGACCTTACTAGTTATGTAGATAGCAGTGGATTTTTTGACCCAGACGTTGAGCCAGACAATCTTATAGACTACATTGGAAACTACACCTTCTCCCCACAAGTATTATCAGACAGTCTTATTATAGACGTTGCAAGTTCTGGGTACTGGGAAGACTCCATACCACTTTCTTACTTTGGAAAATTTGTAGAAGATAAAAATAAAAATCCATACTACGACTTAGACCTAATGCAGTTTAACGTAGAGGCACCATCACCTTTAATTTTACAAAAAGATCAGTACTACGTTCTTGACGGTGGACTGTCTACAACTTTAGACTTTGATTTATACTTTGACAGCGGCACACCAACCACATCTGCCTCCAGCGTTGTCCTATCCTTTGATGGAGGGACCCCCGCTACAGTTCTATTTATTGAGTACTTAACAGAAGAAGAATTAGACATAGCCTATGGATCATTCTCAAAAGATGACTATACAATAAAGACATATATAACATTACAAAATTATACAGATGTAGGAAATATTCCTTATACAGAGTATTCTAATACTATAAGAATAGGTGCAGATAGAGTATTAGATTTAGATGAATATACTACTACCCAAATAAATAATACTAAGTTTGAAGTAACAGATAGAACAGTAATATTCCCACCAAAAGAGTTAGTAAACTTTGCAGATTATTATATAACTATACATTTAGAAATTCAAACAAAGGGTATAAATAGAAGTCCTATTAAAATTAAAAAAATGTCTATATCATCCCTTGCATATGACGAATCATCTTTTTATTCCATTAATAGCCCTGACGGATATAAACTATTTCCATTTAATAGATATGGAGATATATATGCCTATAAACTAAAAAACCCTTTTACTATATATAAAGATTCTACTTCTTATATGTATAATACTGGAGACTCTGGTATCAGCGTTCTACCATACGAGAGTACTGCGACTAGAGGTATTACTATTCCAATTAATCAACAGTTAGCAACAGAGTACTTGCTTGGAGGTGTTCAGTTTTGGAGTTTTTACAACAAGGGTGAAACAATAGAAGAAACGGTACAGGTAGGAAAGATTTCTACTAGAGATAGATCTTATGATATTAAATTAGTTCCAGAGTCAAATTATACTAGGGCTAAGATGGTTCTTTTTGACGAAGACACTAATAATGAAGCAACTGGTATAGTTTTTTATCAAAACGGTAATATTGTAGACAATCCATATATTCAACCTTTATCTTGGAATACAATAATAATTACTTTTGAAGAGTCTATAGATTTGCCAAGTTCTGTAGGGCAGTTAGAAATATACGAAGGATTAATGGTTAATAATATTGCATTTTACAAAAAGTCTTCAGACGTTCTTGGTTCTATATTCATCGATAACGAGTGGAGAGACTTAAGAGCAGACACCACATGGGGATCATGGTATGAGTCTGGTGCTGGAACCTGGGAAGAAATAGAAGGACAAAGCGAACCTTTGACATTTATTGTTGATGGAAAATCAATTTATGATTCTACTTTTGGAGTTTCTAGTGTAGTTGGAAGAGATAATTCAACCTTATCTATTAATTCTGACGGCATAACAATAATTACTGGAACAATTTGGGAAGAGTATAGCGGAAGACCTGTATAATCTGATATAATTGGGTTATGAATAATAATAATATTGACAAAAATGGTAAGTCAAAGTTAAAAGTACTTAATAAACAACAAAGATATGGCCTATATGTGTGGCAGATGGATCATAATGGAAAGGCTTTTGGAGACAAAGGTGGCAACGTAATGAATATTCCAGGTAATCAGTATGATTTAGATAAGATGAGCAAGGTAGCACAGGCCGCTAGATATTATAATGCCCCAGCAGGAAAAGTAATTTTTATGCCAGGAGTAAGAAGAGTATCAGATATGGAATACTCTGAACAAATTGGAAGAATGAAAGAAGGATATATTGCCAGCGAAACCGACATTGGTGCCTGGATGGATGCTAAAAAAGGGATAAACAAAAATGGAGAATGAAGAATTAGAATCTATTGCAAGAATAGATAATTTAGATAGAATGGAAAGACCAGAAAAAAGCGATGACTTTATGGTCGATGCAGAATTAGCAAAAACATATACAGGACTAGATTCAAATTTTAAACGTAGAGCAACAAGATCAATAAGCAAGGCATTTACTGGTCAAGAAAATACAGGATCAAAACAGTTATTTCAAGAACAAGACATAGTTACAGCATACGGACTTTATGATGTAGTTGTTCCACCATACAATTTAGACGAACTAGCATTCTTCTATGAAAACTCATTTGCTAACCATGCTGCTATAAATGCTAAAGTAGCAAATACTGTTGGCTTAGGATATTCATTTATCAACACAGACTCAACTTTAGCAAGACTAGAAGATGCTGAATCAGATGAACAATTGATTAGAGCACAAAGAAAAATCCAAAGACTAAAGGCTCAAATGACCGAGTGGCTAGAAGAACTAAACGATGAAGATACCTTTAGCCATATTTTAGAAAAAGTATATATTGATGCTGAATCAACAGGTAATGGATATATAGAAATTGGTAGAAAGGTTAACGGAGAAATCGGATACGTAGGCCATATTCCATCAACTACAGTGCGTGTAAGAAGATTGCGTGATGGTTATATTCAGATAGTAAATCAAAGAGTAGTTTATTTTAGAAACTTTCAAGGTAAAGAATCAAACCCAGTAACTAACGATCCTAGACCAAACGAATTAATTCACATTAAAAAATACTCACCAAAGACTTCTTATTATGGAGTTCCAGACACAGTAGCCTCATCTGTTGCTATGGTTGGAGATAATTTAGCGGGTAGATATAATATTGATTATTTTGAAAACAAAGCAGTGCCAAGATATATAGTTACTTTAAAAGGAGCAAAACTATCATCTGATGCAGAAGATAAATTGTTTAGATTCTTACAATCAGGACTTCGTGGTCAAAATCATAGAACCCTATATATACCACTTCCAGGAGACTCTACAGACAATAAGGTAGACTTTAAAATGGAACCTATTGAAAATGGAATACAAGAAGGATCATTTGAAAAGTATCGCAAATCAAACCGTGACGATATCTTAATGGCTCATCAAGTTCCATTCTCTAAAGTAGGAGGAGGCGCTGGAGTTTCAATAGCCTCAGCAATATCTTCTGATAGAACCTTTAAAGAGCAGGTTGCAAGACCAGCACAAAGAAACCTAGAAAAGGTTATAAACAAAATCATAAAAGAAAAAACCGATATGGTTGCTTTTAAACTTAACGAACTAACCCTGACCGATGAGACTACTCAAAGTCAAATTGATGAGCGATACCTAAGAATGCAGGTAGTTGTTCCCAATGAGGTTCGTGAAAGACTTGGATTCCCATCAAGAGTGGGTGGACAAGAGCCTATCGTCTTAGGTGCTCAACAAAGAGCAGAGATCACATCTCAAGCCGCTGGCAATAGAATGAGAGACCAACAAAGAACTGATAACAACAGCGATTCTACTTCAACCACTACAGGACGAGGTCCTGGTGGCGAGGGTAGAACGGTAGAATAATAAATAGTTATAAGTTTTTCAAATCTCTTATAAACACTTATATAATGGAAGTAGTATGACTAATTTGCATAAAGCATTTTGGCACTCAGAAGATAATTCTATCAAGTTATCTATGCCAATCGCTAAAATCGATAAAGAGAAGCGAACCGTTTCTGGGTTTGCCACCCTTGACAATGTTGACAAGCAGTCAGACATTGTCCCTACTGATGTAAGTATAAAGGCTTTTGAAAGGTTCCGTGGAAATTTACGTGAAATGCACATGCCAGTGGCTGTGGGTAGAGTAATGTCATTTAAGTCAGATAAATTTTACGACAAAGAAAAAGATAAATTTTACAATGGAGTGTACGTAGATGCATATATTTCTAAAGGTGCTCAAGATACTTGGGAAAAAGTTCTTGATGGCACTCTTTCTGGTTTTTCTATTGGTGGCAGCATCAAAGATACGGAAGACCAATACGACCCAGAAATGGATAAATCCATTAGGGTTATTAAAGATTACGAACTCCACGAATTATCGCTTGTAGATAATCCTGCAAATCAATTTGCTAATATTGTATCTATTCAAAAAGCAGAAGATGGACAAAATACTTTTGACGGTATAATGACAAAAATGTCACTTGAAAATGTATACTGGTCTAAAGAAAATAACATTGTAAGACTATCTAAAGAAGAAGATATTAGATCAGGAGAAACCTTAATAGGTTTTGTAGAAACAACTGATAATGAAAAAAACGAAGTAATTAAGAATTTAATTAAAGCACATCATGGAACTATGACTAATGAAAATGTTCCTACTAAAAATCCTACAACAATTAAACCTAAGAAAAAAAAGAAAGATGAGGAAGAAGATATGGATAAGGCATCAAATGTTAAAGTTGGCGACATGGTTTCATGGAACTCAAGCGGTGGTACTGCAAGAGGAAAAGTAACTAGGGTCGTTCGCAATGGAAAGATAAAAGTTCCAAATAGTTCTTTTACTATTACAGGAACTCCAGAAGATCCAGCAGTTGCTATTAGGCTCTACCGTGACGGTAAACCAACTGACACAATTGTAGGACATAAAATGAAAACTCTGAGAAGAGTTACAATGAAATCAGAACAAGTTTCTGATAATTCTAATAAGGAGGTAAATGATATGGCAAAAACAGAACAAGAAGCAACAGTAGTTGCAGAAGATGTTCAAATTGAAAAAACAGAAGTTGTAGAAGACGAATTAGTCGTTGTAGACGAAATCGTTAAGTCTGATTCAGATGCTCCAGCAGATGCACCAGCAGAAGCAGTAGCAGAAGATGCTCCAGTAGAAGAAGTAGTAGCAGCAGTTGCTCCTGCAGAAGATGCTCCAGCAGAAGACGCACCAGCAGATGTTGAAAAAGCCGAAACTCCTGCTGTAGAAAGCAAAGATGATGACTTGGCAAAGGCTGTACAAACAGTTAAAGTTTCTGTAGAAGAAATTAGCAAGTCCGTTACCGCAGCAGTTGGAGATTTAGCGGCAACTGTAAAATCAATTAATGAACAACTTGCCGAATTAACAAAGAGCGTTGCAAAAGTAACAGAGGAAGTTACAACAGTAAAAAGCAATGTAGAAGAGTTTGGAAAGCGTGTCGATGCAGTTGAAGATGACACCGCTATCCGTAAGTCTGGCGACCTCGGCGGGGTCGTGCAGGGAAATAAAATAAAAAAAGGATCGATGTGGGGCGGGCGTTTCCTCAATACCGCTGACCTCTATCGTTAAACAAAATTCACTGGGAGGTGAAAAATTATGTCAGAAGAACAAATTTTAGAAAAGGCCGCTGTAACAGGCGTTATTGCTTCAGGAGGCGTTGGTGGAGTTGCTACTCCAGCATCACAACTTGGACCAGTAGGAACCGCAAAACCATCAGATGGTGGCGGTATCTTAAACGCAGAACAGTCAGCCCAATTTATCGAATATATTTTCGAGCAACAAGTTCTTGCTCGTGATGGTCGCCGTGTAACAATGCGTGGCAACACAGCAGAACTAGAGAAGTTAAATGTTGGTGAACGTGTAATTCGCGCTGCTGCACAAGCAGACGCTTCATACACTAACGCTGGAGTTACTTTCACAAAAGTTGAAATCACAACTAAAAAAGTTAGATTAGACTGGGAAGTATCATCAGAAGCACTTGAAGACAATATCGAAGGCGCAGGATTGGAAGACCACTTGGTCCGTACAATGACTCGTGCATTCGCTAATGATCTTGAAGACTTAGCAATCAACGGAACAGGTTCAGGAACAAATACATTCCTAAACATCCTTGAAGGCTTCTATGTAAAAGAACAAACTGGTAATGACGCTGGTGGTGTATATGGTACAGACGTTGAAGACTTGCAAGCAATTGTGCTAGCAATGCCACGTAAGTATCGTGCATCAAGAGCAGCCATGAAGTTCTATGCTTCTAGCGAAACAGTAGCCGATATCATTAATGGTCTTGGCTCATCTGGTAACCTACCTTCAGAAAGAATCGTAGAACGCGTTATTGACGGTGTAGCACCACAAACATTAGGTGCTCCAATCCAATACCGTGTACTAGGTATTCCTTTGGTAGAAGTACCATTGATGCCTGCAGGATTCGTATCTTTGACATTCCCAGAAAATCGTATTTGGGGATTCCAAAGAGACGTTACTGTTCATCGTGAGTTCCAACCTAAGAAAGATACTATTGAATATACTACTTTCTTACGTTTCGGAGCACAAATCGAAGAAACAGATGCAGTAGCATTTGCAAAAGCCTAAATAACATTTAGGATATTAGAGGGGGAGACACCAAAAATGTCTCCCCTTCAACATTTTATATAAATGATATAATTAGTAAGGAGGATTTTATTTAAATATGGAAATATTAAATCAAAGACAATATAAAAAAGTTACTTCTCTTACCGCCACTTTTACAATTTCTCCAAGTGGAACATACACATTAGATTACGAAGACCTTTACACAGGAGAATCATTTTCAGCATCTGCATCAACAATTTCTGGAGCAGTATCATTTACTTTAGCACCAAAATATTTAGACTATACAGGATCACTGGCAGCATCTGTTAAAGACTCAAGTGGCAACACTGTCATCATGACAAACATAGAAATTGTTAGACCTTACTGTAACTTAGACTCAGTTGCTTCAGCACTATCAATTACTGACGGTAGTGAAATAGCATATGAAAGATTAGCAAGATATATTATAGACTCTCAAACACAAGGTTTTCCATTTGTTAGAAAAGAAAAAGATATTATAGGTATGGGAATGGACTATCTACCTATTGATGAAAAAATTTATAAAATATACAAGGTATATAAAAACGAAGAGTTAATATATAATTCAAGTCTTAGTGCTAGTGTAAATCTTGTAACATACGCAATTACTAAAGACGGATCTTCAATTACAAATGTAGAAAATGAATCTGACGCTGAAAACAAGGTTAATTATAAACCAGTATGGCACGAGCGATATTTGGACCCTGCTTTTGCAGATGGGTCAGAGTATAGGGTAGATGCCGATTATGGCTGGAAAGTGGTCCCACAGGACATCCAAGAGGCATGTGAGATGCTAGTCCAGGATATTAAGTCAGATAACCTAAAGTACATAAATAGATACATAGAGTCATTTGACAATGAAGACTTTAAAATTAAATTTGCTAAAAATCCTACCGCTGGAACAGGAAACATGTTTGTTGATAAAATCTTGGAGAAATATAGAAATAGGCTCCGTATCGGGGTTTTGTAATGTTTCTTCCATCATCAACATTAGACGATATATTGTTTCCAATGACTGCAGATGTTTATTACTCTACCACTCAACAACAAGACTATGGCAATATATCTAAAACTTGGGTATTTGATAGAAAAGTAAACTGCTCAGTAATAAGTGAACTATCTAATAGAGGTTTTACTGGAGAGTTAAGAACTAAAGGACAAGATTTAATTTATGACTCAAATGCATTTTTTAGAACTAAAGAAGATTTAAGAAAAAAAACTAATGGTTCATATATGCCTATTACAGCAATAGCCATTACTAATATTAAAGACCCTGCAGGAAACGATGTATGGATCAATGGACAAAATCTTTCTAATGCTGCGGGTGCAATTAAAACAAAATATGAAATAAAAACTATAGTTCCTACATTTAACTATGATCATACATTAAGACATTTTAGACTATTTATAAGCAAGTCACAAATACAAAAGTGGGAGCAATAATGGCTGCTATAAAGGTTAAATTTAATGGAAAGAATTTTATAGATACCCTCACAAATGTAACAAACTATTCTCAAGGGTTTATTGATGAAGTAAAAAGAAATCAAAATAAGATAACAGAGAAAATTGCTAGTACCTCTGTAAATGTATTCTATGACTACCTAGATGGACTTGCTAGATCCCATCCAGGGATGCTGCACCATGTTTATGAATGGGGTCAGGTAGGAGATCCATTTGCAAGACTATACGAACTTTCTGTATCGCTTCAAGGAAAATCAGCAGTTGTCAGTGCAGACTTTTTACAGTCTGACACACCTTCTCCAACAAGTAGAGAAGCATTTTACGATAAAGCAAATATTATGGAAGAAGGCATACCGTTAGTTATTGAAGAAAAAGATGCTCAAGTATTATTTTTTGAAATAGAAGGAGAAGAGTTTTTTAGAAATGGACCTATCTATATTGCAAATCCTGGAGGAGGAGCAACTCGTGGATCTTTCGTAAGGGCATATAATGAATTTTATAATATATATTTTACTAAGGACTATTTGAACTCTATTAAATTTTATGATCACTTTAGAGGTTCTAAAGAATATCAAAAGAATGTTAAGATTGCGTCTAAGAGTAAGAATGCTACATCTATAGGTAGAGCAGCAGCACTATCTTGGATTAATAATGCACCAGGAGAAAGAGTATGACAGTTTACAGACCAGAGAATATAATCAACAGATATGTTTGGGAACAGTTTAAAACACAGGCCCCAGCCTTTTATAACTTATACCCTCAAACAGTAGGAGGTAGCGAATTAATTCCATTTTTTCCAGCGGGTGCAGGAAATATTCCTCCTGAAATATTAGATGGAGACTTACCATATATAGTATTTGATAAATTTACTAAAGTAAGAACAGGTGCTTATAAATATTTTTATCCTATTAAAAGTGAACAAATGAGATATACCATTTATGGCGGATCACTATATGGAGAAGCAGCCAACGGTGGAGATAGATATGGAAACACTATTAATCTTACTTCTTTAATTACCCTTGTATTAGATAGAGAAGATGCTGCAGCAAATGATATAAATGAATTTGCAGAAGAACTATATGATAATTATCCTGTTTCTGCAAGTGCTTCTGTATATGATTATTATAAATATAGGTTTCAATGTATAAATGTTTTTCAATCGGGGTATGCAGAAAGTCAACAAGATGTATCTAATTTAATGGAATATAGACCTTCTAGAGATCTTATTATTAAATACGACTATCACTCTAGACAATATAATGAGTCCTAAAAGCACGATATAATAGTATTGAGGAAACAGCCCCACTTTTCCTTATAAAAGGAGGGTGAAAAAATATATGGCAACTTTAGGTAATAGCAATCAAATTATCGTAGGTGCAGCACAACTATTCGTTTCTAACGCAGGAGCACTTGAATACTCAAGTGGTTCAGGTTCAGCAGCGGTTTACAACTTTGGTTCAGGATCTGTTTCAACAGTACCAGCATTCGTGTCTGGAACTAGATATGCAGATACACTAGATGCAAACGCAAACTGGAGAAACGTAGGATACACCATGAACGGTTTGGAATTACAATTCCAACCAGACTTTGGTGAAGTTCAAGTAGATCAATTGTTGGACGTAGCAAAACTTTACAAACAAGGTATGCAAGTTAATATGGTTACAGCATTCGCTGAAGCCACACTTGAAAATCTTCTTGTATCCGTTGCGGGTTCAAATGCAGATCTTACAAACACAGCAACACAAGACGTCTTAGTTATAAACTCAGGCGAACTTGGTGCAGTTCCAGTAGAACGTGCACTTATTGCAGTTGGTCCAGGCTCTGGAGATCCAGATGCAACAGGAGCAGCAGCAGTAGAAAGAGTTTACGTAGCAAACCGTGCATTGTCAATCGACAGTGTAACAGTATCTGCAAAACGTGATACTCCATCAATGTTCGAAGTATCTTTCAGATTACTTCCAGCATCAAACGGTTCTTACGGTAAAATCGTAGATCGTGTAGTCGGTGCATAACCAAAACAACTAAATAAACACATTGCCCACTTCTTTTCAAGAGGTGGGTTTTGTGCTATAATTTAACTATATCCATAGGAGGATTAGATGGCAAGCAGTGTTTACGAAGTTGTTGAAGTTGAGTTACAAGACGGTACAAAGGTAGAAATGAAGCCTTTAAAAATTAAATTCTTAAGGGACTTCATGAAAGAGTTCCAAAAAATTTCTGACGAAAAAATCGCAGAAGATAATATTAAATCAATGGATCTTTTACTAGATTGTGCAGTAATTGCTATGAAGCAATACAATCCAGAATTAGCATCTAAAGAAAAATTGGAAGACGTTATTGACTTACCAACAGTTTATAAGATAATTGAAGTAGCAGCAGGGATTAAGTTGAACGACCCAAACGCACTAGCGGCGGCTCTAGTTGGAGCGAACTAGATCTCGCCACGATAGAATCTAAGGTATTTCTTCTAGGATTCTGGAAGAATTATCAAGAACTGGAGGAATCAATATCAATGCCTGAACTAGTAGCGATACTAGAAGCAAAGAATAAAGAAGAAAATGAAAATAGAAAATTTTTTGCAGCGTTACAGGGTGTTGACATTGACAAGTCTTCTGGAGACCAAGATGCTTGGGAAAAACTCAAAGCAAAGGTTTACAGTCAAGGCAAAACAACTAATCCAAGAGATATTGTTGCACTACAAGGATCTGCGGCTAAAAGAGCAGGTTTTGGTATTGGACAAGGTCTGGATTACGAGGTGATTGAATAGTGGCAGAGATTATTAAAACGGTAATTGATGTTGACATCAATACCAGTGGTGCCGCAGCCGAATTAAGAAGTTTACAGCAGCAAATAAATGCTTTCAATCTTACATTAAATAAAGGTCAATTAGAACAAGGCCAAGCCTCAAGAGTTTTTGCAGAGGGACTTAGAAATTCAATAAATACAGGTGGTTTTTTTAGAGCAGAACTTGTTAAAATGCAAACTGCTGCTGGAGCACTTGATTCTACTTTAAGAAAAGGTCAAGGAACATTAGGTCAGTTCTTTAGTGCGTCTTTTAATAAAAAAGGCGGAATGGCCGCAGAAGTATTTGCCCTTGCAGCAGAACGTGCAAGAACAATGCAAACTCAATTTATTGCTACAGCAAAAGCATCAAAAGGTATGCAAGAGGCCCTTGCAGTTAGACCACTTACAGCATTTTCTGCTGATGCAGCAGTGTCTGCTCAAAGAATGCAAATATTAAACTCAATGTTTAAGCAAGGCACAACTGGGTTAATTAATTTTGGTAAAAACGTACAATGGACTGGTCGCCAACTTATGGTTGGTTTTACAATACCATTAACAATATTTGGAACAACAGCAGGTCGGGTATTTTCAGATTTAGAAAAACAAGCAGTGGCATTTAAAAAAGTATATGGAGATATATTTACTACACCAGCAGAATTAGAAGAAAACTTTAAAGCAGTTCAAGGACTAAGTAAAGAATTTACAAAGTATGGAATTGCAGCAAAAGATACTTTATCTTTAGCAGCACAGGCTGCAGCAGCAGGTAGACAAAACACAGATTTAACTGATGCAGTTAGGGAGTCAACAAGATTAGCAACACTTGGTCAGATGGATCAAAATGCTGCTCTTGAAACAACAATATCACTTCAAAGTGCTTTTAGGTTATCTGGACAAGAACTAGCAGACACTATTAACTTTTTAAACATGGTTGAAAACCAAACAGTAGTAAGTTTACAAGACATTGCTGCAGCAATACCTCGTGTTGCTCCAGTTATTAAAGGCTTAGGTGGAGACGTTAAAGATTTAACAGTATTTCTTGCAGCAATGCAAGAAGGTGGCGTATCTGCTGAGCAAGGTGCTAACGCATTAAAGTCTGGTCTTGGATCTTTAATTAATCCAACAAAAGCAGCAACAGATGTATTAGCAGGGTTTAAAATAAATCTTGACTCTATTATTCAAACTAATAGAGGAGACTTAATGGGTACTGTTATGGCCTTTAGCGATGCCTTATCTACATTAGACGAATTTTCAAGACAACAAGCACTAGAAAGTATATTTGGAAAATTTCAATATGCAAGATTAGGTGCATTATTTGAAAACATTTCTAGAGAGGGATCACAAGCACAACAAGTAATATCTACTCTAGGATATTCAACAGAACAACTTGCTAAGAGTGCAGAAAAAGAATTATCAACAGTAGAACAGGCTTTTAGTGTTCAACTTACTGGAGCAATAGAAAGACTTAAAATTGCAATAGCACCTTTAGGTGAAATTTTTGTTAAAATGGCTATACCTCTTGTAAACATGGTTACAAAAATAGTTGACGCTTTTAATAGACTTCCAGAGGGTGTAAAAAATGTTGCAGCATTAGCAACAGTATTAGGTGGCGTATTACTTCCAGCCGCTACTATGATATTTGGTTTGTTTGCTAACTTAATTGGTACATTTGCTAAATTTACACACTCTATGGGAATGTTTGGAGTTACTTTACTTAGAAAGGGTCCATTAGCAGCAATAAAAACATTGACCCAGTCTGCAAACTATTTAAGTCTTTCAGAAATAGATGCAGCAAATGCAGCAAGACAACTAGGATCAGCAACAGAATTAGCAAACGCTGCTTTATTAAGTCAAGTAGGTTCTGCAAATAGTGCAGATGTAGCAATTAAAAATTTAACTAACTCATATAGAGTATTAATATCTGAACAGACTAGAGCATCACAAGCACAATCATTTTTATTTGGAACAGGTCAGGCAGCAGGTAATTTAGGTAGGGGAAGTGCTGCTGCAAGTGTTGCAACAACAATGGCTACTAGAGGTAAGTCTAGAATTAAATCAGTAGGTTTAAATAAAGGTGGGTCAGTATTCACACCAGATAATAGTAATACTGTTCCTGGATCGGGAAATACCGACACAGTTCCAGCAATGCTTACACCAGGAGAGTTTGTAGTTAATAAAGAATCAACTAAAAACAATCTTGGACTACTTCACGCAATTAATGCTCAAAGATTAAATATTGGCGGAAAAGTTAAAAATGGAATTCAATATGCTATGTCTGGATTTAAGATTGGTAATATACCAGGATATTCTGCATCAACAAATGCTGTAGCAGCAAAGTTAGCGGGTGTCGGTCAATCAGTTCAAAGAAGGGGTACTTCTACTGCGGTTTCTGGAAAAGTAAAAGGAGGAAAAAATAACTTAGTTTATTTACTAAAGCCTTCAAATAATCAACAACTTACTGGTGTAAGAACAATGAAAGAGTTTGATAAAAGAGGTGTTCCTATAGATGTATTAAGAGATGATATGGTTTCAGAAGAAGGGCTGTGGATGATAGATGCACTTGCAAAAGGTAATTGGAAAAAAGATGCATATAAATCAACTCTTGAAAATAATTTTGCTAGCATTTCTGCTAAATATCCAGGTAAAGAAATAAGATTTCTTGATTCATTAGGACTAGAAAGAATTCAACCATTACTTGGAAGACCAGAGTATCAAAATGTTCAATTTGTTTCAGTAAAAGAATTACAAAATAAAGAATTATTAAATAATTTAAGTTCTGATCATTTAGAAAGATTGATGACAGAGGCTACGCAGGTAACTTCAAAATTAAGAACTAGTAAAAGCAGAGGAACTACTTCAGTTAAAGATACTTATGAAGGAATTCCTGGTATGGAATCTTATACAAAGATACAAGAAAGTTGGAGAGGAACAAAAAGACCTCCTGGACGACACGGTGCTCATATGTATAACATGGGTGGAAAAGTACAAAAAATGCGTATTGGTGGTGGAGTAAATGCTATTAAGTCAGCATTCTCAATGGTTACCTCAAAATTCCATAGAGCACATATTGGAAGACCAACTGGAATTGGTTTACAAACAATGCTTACAAATATATGGAGTCAAAAACCAGCAAGCAGAATTAAACTATTACAAAATTACGGACTAAGTTCTAAAGAAGCAACTAGACTATCTAAAAAAGATTTAAATACTGCAATAGGAGAAATGCAAGTAAGAGGGTATGGATTTTATGCTCCAGGTTTTGGCGGGGGAACATCTTCTTTAGCAACAGGAAATTATAACTTTTTAACTGAAGAATTAAGAAGAATAAAAGTATTGTCAAAAAGCCAAAAACAAATTAAGAACGCAACCCCACCTCCACAATTTATAGATATACCACCAGATAAATTAGTTAAAGCAGCACAATCACTACCAGACTATGTTCTTGAAGGAAGTTTTCCATTAACATCTAATGATGCAAAAACAGTTTCTGATGTATTTAAAAATATGGGTGTAGATTCTAGAACTAAAGAAGGTAGATTATTAAAAGAAATTACTGCACAGTTAGATAATTTTTCAACATTAAATCCATCCAGTTATAAAAAAGAAATTAAAAGAAGAATGGGTGGAGTACATAAAGCAGCGGGTGGAAAGAAAGAAGATTTAGATTTTATATTTGAAGGATTAGGAAATAACTATACAGCAGAAGATATTATAAGCAGAATATATAGTCCATCTAACCCAGCACTTGCTGGAAAAACTAGAGGAGTATTTGCTCCATCTAATGAAAAATCATCTATTGGAAAAATTGATACAAAGATACAAGAAATTGCTAAAAAAACATTTGGTTCTGGATTTACATTTTTAGGATTAAATAAAGGTGGACAGGTTCCAGGTATGCAATATGCAAACATTGGAAAGATGATCGGCAAGGCAATGGGTCTAAATGCAGATGATGCATTAGGTGCTTTTGGATTACTTAAGCCAGCAGTAAGAAGTGGCGGTAAAACTAAAATACCTAAGAACTTAACAATGAAAGAAATATTTGAACATAAAGAATTTAAAGAAGGAATATATTTAGTTCAACCAGAAGGTGGTAAAGCGTATGAGGCCTCTCTCTATTATTTTAATGGAAAACCTAGATTACAAAGACATGGACAATATAATGTTGGTAGTGGAATGGGAACAAGAACTCGTCAATTTGATCCAATAGATGTTGATCCAAATATGCGGGCATCAATTTATAATAGAAACGAATATACTGGTTCAAATGTAAGCGGTCCATTTAAAGCAAATAAAGGAAGTATAGTTCCAGGTACTGGAAATACTGATACCGTTCCAGCAATGTTGACCCCAGGGGAATTTGTAATAAATAAAGAATCTACTAAACAAAATTATGATTTACTAACTGCTATTAATAATGGACAAAATTTAAATGTAGGTGGAAAGGTTAAAGGATATGCTGTTGGTGGAGTTATAAAGACTGGACTTAGAGGTGTTGCTGGTATTGGTGCAGGATTTGCGGCAACTGCTGGATTAGAAGGTATGGGAATGAATTCAATGCTAGCAAATATATTAGGATTTACCATTGGCCCAGCACTTGCAACATCAAAAGGATTAGGCTTAATTGCAAAAACAGCAACCCCTCTAGTATCAGCACTAGGACTTTCTACAACTGCATTAATGAGCGTTATTGGACCAATTGCCGCAGTTGCTATTGGTTACGCTGCACTTAGAAAAATGTCAGATAATGCTGTTCAGGCTGGTGGAGAATTAGTTAAATCAATGTATGGATCTTCAGATAGAATGAAAGAGTTTGCTAAAGCATTTGGCAGAGAAAACACTCAACAAGCATTGGCAAGACAACGTGCTGAATCAGCAGCAGGTGCACCAATAGGACAAGAAGCACAACAGTATAGTACACAATTTTTAGAAAGTGGAGCAGGAGCAACTTTGTTAAAAGATCTTCAAAATGTTTCAAAAGTTTCTGGAACTGGCGGTAGAGATAAAGCATTACTTGCTCAATTAACAAGAGGAATCGTTACTGGGTCTATAACTGCAGAAGAAGCAAGAGCAATTGCTTTAGATGTTGGTAAAAAATTAGGAGACCAAAACATTGGTATAACATTAGGTGCACAAATTTCAGATTTAGTTGGTCCAGATGGTAAAAAGGTAGTAGATAATATTCTTAAAATTAATGCAGTTATTACACCAACAATAGATATAAATGAAATTCAAAAAAATGTAAGCAAGCAATGGGAAAATCTTGGAATTGGATCAAAACTTGGAATGATTCTTACAGGCAAAGGTACAGATGATATGATTGTAGATACTTTAGCACAAGCAGCAATAGAGGCAACTTCAGTAACCAAAGAACAAATGGATTTATTAAGATTAGAATTTGAAAATGGAAATATTACATTTCAAGAATTTACATCAAAAAGAACAGCATTAACAGAGCAATCATTTAAAACAACACAAGATGCTATAGAAAAAATTAATCAAAAATACGGTGAAGGTACAGACAAAGCGTTATCAGCATTAAAAGAATTTAGAAAAGAATTTGAAAAAGATATGGTTGTTAATATTCAAACAAACCTTGCAAAAAAAGATGCAGATGAATTAATAAAATTTATAAATGATTTACAAAATGCAAATAATCCAAATTTTGTTCCAAACCCAAATACATCTCCTAATGCTCCAAGTATTAATCCTAACTACGCTCCTGGAGTAAACCCATTTGGACCTAATACTGGACCAGTACCTCCTTCAATTAATCCTAACTATGCTCCTGGAGTTAGTGCATTTACAGCACCAAAATCATTAGAAGGTATAAGTCAAGAATTTATAACAGAATTTCAAAGACAAGCGACTTCCAACGCACCATTAGCAGATGCAATTAAAAAAGAAACAGATAAAAATAAAGATATTTTAAAAAACCTTGACAGTTTATTATCTAAGGATCCTCAACTGTTTGAAAAATTAGGTAATTTGCTTAATATAAGTTCAGATGCTTTACCAAATGCTTTAAATATGACAAATGAAGAACTTGAAAAATATTTAAATAATGTCGATAGAATATCTGCTTTACCAAAAGAATTAAAAATAGATACTAAAAAGTTGATAAGTGATCCAGAAAAATTAAATGGCTTTGTTCAAAATATAGATAAAGCAACAACATCTTTGGATTTGTTAAAAGAAGCACAGAAAAAAGGAAATATAACACAAAAATATGTAATGGAAACCGCATTTTCTGGAAACCAAACAGCAAAAGATTTATTAAACTATTATTTAAAAAATGGAAGAAAGTTTGAAAATATTGATTTAAATCTATTAGTTGGTGCCTCAATGGACCCAGCAGTTGCAAATGCTATAGCAGTATTAAATGATCCAAATTCTTCTATGCCAGCAAAAACTCAAGCATCACTGCTTTTGTCAAAATCTCAAATTCCACAAGGTGGAGGAAAGGCAGATAATACATATGTTGATGATGAATCTGGAACAAAAAGTGCTTTACAGTCAGCAAAAGATGCAGCACTTCAAACAAAACAATCTATAGCAGCACAATCAAAACTTCTTGCTGCAGGTATATCATTAGAAGCATTAGATGGATTAAGTCCAGAAGCCATTATAGAATTAGGAAAACAAAGCGGTAAACAATTAAGAGATAATATTAAACTATTTAATGAGCAAGCAGAAAGCATTAAAATTAATAGACTTGTATTAGAACAATTAGCATTAGAAGGTAACCCTGTTAAAAAAGCATTGGAAGATAGTAAAAAAACGGTAGAAGGTTATGACAATCAAATTAAAGAATTAAATAAAACTATAGAAAAATCAAATCGTGCTGACGAATTAGACAGAAGAAGAATAGAAGATAGAAATAAGGCTTTAGAAAATCTTACAAAGAAAGAAAAGAATATTAATGATCAGTATAATGAAAGAATTAAGGCTTTAGATAAAGTTGCTAATGCTAATGACAGAGTAGCAGAAAGACAAAGACAACAGATTGATCTTGCAAGTGCTTTAACTTCTGGAGATATTGCTGGTGCCGCACAGGCTGCTGGAGCAATAACACAAACTAATGCACAAAATCAAATTGAAGATACTAAAGCAGCACTTGAAGCACAAAATCAAGCAGAACTAGATGGGTTAACAGAATCTGTAAACGGTAAATTAATGACTAGAAAAGATATTCAGGCAGAGATAGATACTATTGAAGAAACTATTTATCAAAGAAATATAAACTTAAGAGTAACAAATGATGCTATATATACAATACAACAAAGCATTAATGCAGAAAAAATTAAACAAGATGGATTAAACAATATATTGAAAGCACAAGAAGAAATACAAGTAGACCTTGCAAAAAAGAAAATGGATTATTCAAAAGAAACTACAAGACAAAGCAAGGAACAACTTAATAACGCAATTAAACAAGCCTATCTACAAGCAGGAGGAGGAAAGAAAGGTAGTAGCCTTGGGTCATTAGCGGACTATCAAAAATCTTTAGGTTTTGCTTTTGGTGGAATGGTAAATAAATATGCATTTGGTGGAAACGTTGGATATAAAGGATCAAGAGAAGCACCGCCAAGATTAAAAATGGCTAGAGGTAGCATAGTTCCTGGACTTGGAAATACAGATAGAGTTCCAGCACTATTAACACCTGGAGAATTTGTAGTAAGAAAGTCAGTTGCTCAAGCAAATATGCCTTTATTGAAAGCATTAAACAGTGATGTATTCCCAAGTATGTCTTTAAATACCCCAGACGTTGCTCCAACAGTTACATCTTCAACAAGTACAATTCTTAACAACACGCCAGTGTATAATTATAGTATAAGTGTAAATGTTCCAAACACAACTGCATCACCAGATGAAATTGCAAACGTAGTTGTTTCAAGAATTAAAAGATCTATGGACACAAATATAAGGAGTAATAGATACTAATGCCTAATCAAACTTATATAAATAATAGATGGAATTTAAGTGGTTTAAGAAAAAGACCACAGGCTGTTGCATGGGCTGACACATTTTCAATATCAGATGCTGGACTATTAGTTCCAGGCGGGGTAGAAGAAGGAGAAGACTTTTTAATTCTTTCTGATCACAATAGAAGTGAAATAAACTTTACTAAACAAAGACTTGAAAATAGACAAAGAATGATTTCTGGCTCTATGCGTTCATATCACATAGCAGATAAGACAGGAGTATCTTGGTCATGGGACATGCTTCCATCAAGAGCCTATAGCGGAGATCCAGCATACAGTAACACAGGAGTAGTAACTACCAACGGTCTTACCCCATACACCGTAGACAACGGTGCTGGTGGAGTAGATATAGTAAAGTGGTACGATAACCACCCAGGTTCATTTTATATGTTTTTAGCATACGATAGATTTGATAATTTTACTACTAGTGAGTATTCAAGGTTTGGTCAGTATAACGAGGTTATAGAAGTTTTATTTGCAGGGTTTGATTATTCTGTTGTTAAACGAGGCGGAGAAACACACGACTTCTGGAACATATCTGTTACCCTTGAGGAAGTATAATGTTCAATGATGAAGAACTTTTAGATCATATAAAAACTAAAAATACATTACAAATAGAATCATTAGTAACTGCTGAATGGAATTTAAATGATTTAGAGAATATTTCTAATTATGGAAACTATAGATATAGACCAGGCAATGCAGCATCATCTATATATGTTAATTTAATTAATTCATATGATTCTAACGATACCGCGAACTATTATTTAGATGCTTTAGAATCTAAGACAGTTTCAGAATATGCTGTAGATGACAACGATGCTTCTTTATTATTTACTACAAATGAAGTAGATAGAGAATTATATTTTTCACTTAAAGAATGCTTTCAACCCTTTCGCCCACGCTCAGGTATAAACAAAGCATTATGGTTTAATAATAAATATGTAGATAATATAAGATCAGGTAGAAGACCAAGATATTATATGGCTTCTAGATATGATAAATTTAAATACTGGAATTCATATCGTAAAGAATCTGTAACATCTAATAATAATACTAATACTTTTGAATTTGGAATATCTTCTGCTGTAGACTCAACTGTAGTTAGAGACTCAGGTGGAAATATAGTTTTTGCTGGAATTGGACACAAGATTGACGATGTTGCACCTTTTGTAACATACGAGACAGCACTTCCGTCAAATAGAATAGTTGTAAAAATGCAAACTAATCTTGCAGAAGACTCTATTGCAAATATAAGAACCCCTGATGGTCAAACAATAGTAGATCCTCTTGGAGATATAACTAAGTCTAGTATTCCTAAAAGATGGAAGATACAATACCTAGATGAAAATAATAATTGGGTAGAAGCAATATCATTTGATGAAAATAGTTTAAGAAGAGATAATACAAATATAGTTTCATGGGATGGATATACAGAAATATATTATGGAATAAAAGTTCCAGATGAATATAAAGACTCATTTAATTTTGTTGAATACCTTAGTGCCAGTACCCAACTTTCGTTTGGACTAACTAACGGAGAATCCTACATTGTTGGAGCAACCACATCAAGTCCTGGAACTCTGTATATTTGGAATTACGACTCTGGAGAATGGGACGTGTCAATTCCCGAATACGGATTCTCTTTATTAGAAGATGACGACACTAAAAGAATCGGTATGGTTAAAGATTTATCTGACCCTTTATTTTATACAATAAATAATCAAAGGGTATATAGAGATGTAGTATATCTAAAAGGATTAAGACTAGTAGTAGAAACTATGTATGGTCCTAACACTACCTTTGATTTAATAGAACTATCCCCTAGATTAAAAGCAGATATATCTTCATATGTACTAAGTTTTGAAACTAATAAAACTATATCTAAATCTGATTATGGTTTGCCAGTAGGTGGCTTAGTAGCCTCAAATGGACAGGTTGAAATATTAAATTATGACGGTGCATTCAATGAAAATAATACTGACAGCCTTATATATGGACTATTAAAACCAAATGTAAAGTTTGATTTCTATGAAGCAGTATTAAATGTTAATGGCTATGATAAATTTATTCCTTTAAAAACTTTCTTTTCCGAAGAGTTCCCATCTGTTGTAGGTGGACTTTCAAATCTATCCATACCACTAAGAGATAACTTCTTTAGGCTAGAAACAATGACAGCACCAAGCATCATGCTTAATAACACAACCCTAACAAAAGCAGTTGCAGTGCTTTTAGACTATATAGGATTTAGTAACTATGTATTTAAAAATATAACTAATACAAACGATCCAATCATTCCATATTTCTTTGTTGAGCCAGACGCTTCAGTAGCAGAGGTATTAGAAAGACTAGCAATAGCAACTCAAACAGCAATGTTCTTTGACGAATACAATAACTTTGTAGTAATGTCAAAAGAATATCTATTGCCTGAAACTTATCAAAGAGAAGAAGACTATGTATTGTATGCAGAAAAAACTGCAGTATCTAGCGGATCAGTACTACCTAACATTATAAGTATTGATGGGGTAGAAACAAAAATTATTAATAACGGAAGAATTAACTATGTTACAAGATATATACAAAGATCTGTATCATCATTGAATCAAGCAATAAAAATAGATCAAGATAGAACTTATGTTTATAAGCCAGTCTTGCTATGGGAGATAGCAGACCAGCAAGAGAATAAAACAATAAACGAACAATCAAAGTCTGGTGGATACGCTTTAGGAGCGGTAGCATTAAATACAACATTATCAGCATCTGTACCATATGTTGAAAACAATATAATTAAAAATAACATTATAGATATTGGAGAAAACGTATACTGGCTACCAAGATTTCAAGGATACCTTTATGCTAATGGAGAAGTTATTAGATACGATGCAGTAGAGTATACAATTCCAGGACAAGGAACATTCTTTCTTACAAGTAATCAAGAGTATCAAAAATATTTTTCAACACTTCCCTTTAATGGAAAGATGTACGCTACTGGCAATATAAGAATTTATACAGAACCATTCTATGAAGAGTTAGAGTCTGCAGCAGTAGTTGGATTAGAGCCAGGAGTTACTTACAAAAATGGTGTTGTAAAATCACATGGACGTGCACAATTTGGAACAACTGTAGTTGAGCATAACGCTGGTCTATCAAGTTACTGGTCAGACAATTCGTATGTTCGTGGCATAAACATGGCATCTCAATTTTTATTTACAACTACACCAACAGCGTCTATTCCTTTTCCTGCAAAAGTAGCACTTGGTCCAACAGTTGGAGCAGATACAACTACAGCAATTACTTCTTCTAGAACAGGAATTTTAGCAAACTTTATGAGACAAAATGTTCCAGATGATGACTTTGTTAAATCACTTAAAACAACTGCAAGCGGAACGGTTCAATCTTCTGCTTTTATTTTTACAGGACCAACCCCAATGCCAGCAACAATTAATAAAACAGACTTTGTGACTTATGTATACAAGGCAATGGACCAAGACTATAAACACTTTGGAACAAGAATGAGAATTATTGGAAAACCAGAAGCAAGCGAAAAAATACTAACAGCACAAAATGCTTCAGATTATTATTCTGTAGATCCCCAAACAGCAAACGAACCCTCAACAGTAGTAGGTGGGTCTGGTGGTATTGCAGCAATGGTAAACCCAGATAATAACTATGGATACTTTTTTGAAATTATATCTTTAACTGGAGATAATTTACAAAAATATACATTAGCAGATTCTGTTACTAACCAGACAACCAGCGTATTACACAATATTGTATTTTATAAAGTTCAGCCAGGAACCGTAAATGGTGCCACAGTAGCAGTTCCGTACAAGTTGTATGGAGGACTAACTCAGATACTTGTTGATGAAGGAAAGTTTGTTGGACAAGATAGACTACTAAATCAAAAAAATCCAACGGTATACGATTTAGCCATTGAATATGAAAACATAGGTACAACTAGAAGATTCTATCTATATCTAAATAATATATTAATATCTACAGTAGATGATACAGATCCTTTGCCAGCATATAATAATATTGCTTTATTTACCCGCGGCTCATCAAAATGTATGTTTGAAAATGTATATGCATTAAAGAATTTACAAAGTAAAGAAAGTAGTGTATCTGTAGTAAACAGTGTATCAAATGTATTTTCAAATAGAGATATATCTTCTTCTGACGCTATAAGAAAGTATGCTGTATCTGGTTTAGTTCAGTCAACATACCTTTCTGGAATTAGTTCAAACAATGCTCCAAGGTACTCTATATACTTTGAAGAGTTTGGAACTATATTAAGAGAGTGTGCTTATTTTAATATTAAATACGATAAGGCGTTCCCAGCATTTCTTGCTTTCCTTGCCCCAACTTTTAATAGTGAGAAAACCTATACCGTGTCTGGTTTTAGGGCTGGCTCATACGGAGCAGAGTTCTTAATATTCAATAATACAGATAAGGCAATTGTGCTAGATGAAACTTCGGGTAGTTATTTAAGAATAGTAGGAGTAACATTTACTCAAAATACTTCTAATGTACTAACTGTTGATGACTACTATAGAGACATATCTAATTTTTCAGACCCTATTGTTGTTAATAATACTATTAGGTCTCCTCAAAGGGCAGATAAAATATATCAAGATGTTAAGTTAAGTAGATCTAAATATGGAGATAGATCTTTTTCTTTAGACTCTGCATATATTCAAAGTAGTGATTTAGCAAGAGATATAATGGAATGGATGGTTAAAAAAACAGTTAAGCCAAGAAAGACTATGTCTATTCAAACTTTTGGTACCCCACATTTACAATTAGGGGATATTGTAAAAATTAATTATACTTTGCCAGATGATGACTTATTTATAGATCCAGATAAAAAATTTGTTATATCAGAAATATCATACTCTAGATCTTCTGGAGGAGTTTCTAATAGACTTAAGGTGGTAGAAGTATAGTGGCAAAAATAGATAAAAATACTGGAAGGGTAACTGTTCAAAAAGGAGATACTCCTGCAAAAATTGCAAAAGATCTTTCTGCACAACTTAAACAACAAGTAACTACAAAACAAGTTCAACAAGCAATAACACAAAATAAAACTTTGGCTGCTAGACAGAAAGCAGGAACAACTGTTTTGTTCTCTGGTACAAATTTTAAGTTTGCTCCTGGAATTAAACAAGAAAAAACAAACAATCCTCCACCCCCAGATACAGGATCTATTAGTTCAGAACCAGTAGTTCAACTTCCTCCACCACCACCACAAATGGTTAGGGTTCCAGAAAGAGACGTAGTTAGTCTTGCACAAGAAACCGTAAGTGCAGAAACAATAACTAATTTGTTATTTGAAAACGTTGGGGCTAACGAGTTAACTAAGTTTGTTAGACACGATACAGTCGAGGGTATAAATCCATACTATGATGTTATATCTAACCTATCAGATATTAAAAGAAAATTTGACCCTTCTAACCTTATATCCCTTCAAAAAACTACTTCATCACTTTTTGACATATTCCCTATTAAATTACAAGATAAGATACCTTCTGATGCATACCTTTTAGAAAATAATTTAACTAATTTTGTATATATAGATACTAATGGAGATCTTGTTATTGAGGTTGTTAACCTAAAAGATTCTGAAATTGTAGAAATTGAAATAGACACAAGTGGTACAATATTTGAAGTGGATGAATCATGATAACAAATAACGGAAAACAGATTATTGCAAAGTTCCTACTTGGACAAGCACCTGCTTTTGCTACCCATATAGCCGCTGGAAGCGGTCCTAAGCCACTAGAAACGGGAGAGCCATCATTAGTATCAGCCTCCGTACAATCTCTTGATTTTGAGGTTTTTAGGGTTCCTATCATAGCCAAGGGTTTTGTTAAAGAGAACAATGTAGAAAAAATTGTATTTAAAGCAGAAATGCCAACAAGCCAAAGATACCTTATATCAGAGGTTGGACTATACCCAGCAGGGGCAAACTCTGTTGCTGGAAAATATGATAGCAAACTTATAGTTACCTTTAGCCCTATTGAACAATGGTCTTATGTTGCAACTGGAGCAGCGTCACCAGTTTTATTACAGCCAAACGGCGCAATTGACAGCGGAGACAATAACAGCAATATCACAACAACCACTCCAGCGCAATTTGTTAACTCTGACTCAGATATCTTTAATAACAATACAAGAAAGATAAGACAAGAACCCCCAAGATTATTAAGCAAAGCATTGATGGTAAGCGGAAGTAGTTCTTACATAAACTCATCCTATACTATACCAGCAGGCGCGGCATACTTAGAAAATTCTACATTAAATTTTGATCTAAGTAGAAATAACCCTACAGACAAAATTAAAATAGCACTAAGCCTAGTAAGTAAAGTTTTTAGTCAAAACACAAACCCAGATAACGTTAGAATAGTAGTTCAGTTTATAAATAATGTTTCTAACATTGACTCAGAGCGTCCAAAGGCAACTCTGAATATAGGACTTACCTCTGCAGATTTTACACAAGATGCTTCAGCAAACAGATACCTTGTAGTCACAAGAGATATATCAGAACTAATTAAAGATGATAATTTCTCTTTTGCTAATATTAACTATATCAAGATATTTACTTCTGTATTAAGTTCAGGGGTACCTACAAACAACTACTTTGTTATTTATGACGGTATAAGAATAGAAAATATATCTACTTTAAACCCTCTTTATTCACTAGTAGGATATAATCTAATATCTACACAGAATGCTTTACCTATTTTAAAATCAGAAAATACTAATAACTATATTGAATATAGGTTTGGATTAGGCGTAGATAGTTAATGGCTAAAATAAAGGTGCCAGTTGAGAACTTGCCCCCACCAAATTATCTGGGTAATCACTATATAAGATTTAGAGTATCTTCAGAAGATAGAAACAGCATTTCTGAATGGTCTAGGCTTTTTAAAATAGAAAGCAAAGGTCAAATATTCCCTTTAGAATCAAACTATAGTATTGTAACTGCTTCTGGAGTATTAAATTTAATTTGGGATACTCCGTCTATATATAATACTGGCCCATCAGCAGTAGGAGCGTCAGTACTTCATACACACCAAAGTGAGTTTAAACTTCACGATTCTGACATATTTATTAAAATTAACGGGGGTTCTTATAGTTACTATGGAAGATCAAGGGACAACTCTTTTTCTACCGTAATACCTCCTGGAACGTCAACAATGCAGGTATGCATTCAATCAGCAAATTACCCACCAACAAGGTCAGATAAATTTAAAATATTTGAAACAACAGTTATACCAGTACCCTGATATAATTAACTAGGAGATAAAATGGCAGCAATACCCTTACCAGAGCGTGGGCAACCACTAGACGTAAACTATATTTATGATATGGTCAGTCAAATTAATTCAATTGCTAACACAATTGCTATTAGGGCTACCTCTACATCAAAGGTTAATGAAAATACAGACACTACCAGCAATTTAAAGATGTTTTCAGCAACTAAGACTTTAAGCACAACAAACGCATCAGGAAATACAACTGAGTCATTTTTCTTCACATACCCAGAGTTTAAGTTTACCCCAGTAGTAACAGCAACAATTATAAATAATACAGGTTCTACTACTGGAGACGATGTAATATGTACATTAAGAAATGTTGGAACATCCAGAGCAGAAGGGGTAGTAAGATTTAATACCTCTGGTGCTGTAAATTTATCAGTAAGTGTAATAGCAATCGGCATAGCGCCTTAAGATATGATATACTTTCTCAACTATGGCAAAAATAATTAACAATAAGCACATTGAGTGCAGCAAGTGTGAAGGAAGAATGCTAGTAGATAGAGTTTTTTCTTCCTACGATCACTTAGAACTATATTGTTTAGTTTGTGGAAAAAGAGAAATGTATAATCATCCAGATAGACATGGAGAAGTTGCTCAGTGGATAATGAAAGCCGAAAAGACCAGAGCCAAGATACTTGGAAGCAATCTATAAAACCAAGTTCTAAAATATTCTTTTTTAATAAAGAACTAGTAAGATTAATTCATTTTAATCGTGCCAATGATATATGTGAAATTTATAATTTTATAAAAGATAAAGAGCAAACCCTATTATATTCAGACTTTAAAAAACATAGAAAAAGAGCATACACAGTTAAAAATACTGTAAAAATATTTGGAAGATCTAGAATACAGTTAGAAAGATGGATTGCAAAAGGGTTGGTAGATCCACCAACTGGGGCAGTTGCTGGGGGTAAAAGAATATTTGGAGAATATGCTTACTACTCAGAAGAGGACCTATTTACAATTAGGTCAACTATTGCTACAATAAGTATAGGTAGACCAAGAAAAGACGGTAGGGTTAATGCATCAAAAAATATTCCTACTGAAAAAGAGTTGCGTTCTTTGATTGGAGATGCTATTATGTTATATACAAGAACTAAGGATGGGGAATATATCCCTGTTTGGGCAGAAGAAACGTGGTAAATATGTCTGACAAAACAACAGTATCCGTAACACTAGGGTATACATTAAATTTAGGTAATTTTCAAAGTCTTAGATTAGATCTAGGATGTACAGATTTTGTTCGAGAAGGCGAAGACAAAGATGCAGCAATGGAAAGAATATATGAGTTTATTGAATCAAAGGTTGTTGCTAAAATTGAGGAAGCCAAGAAAGAAATAGAGTAGTGGCAGAAAAGCAATTACGTCATGCACTACTTACGAGATATAAAAAATTGGCTATTTCTAATAGCATTGATATTAATATTAATATTCACGTAGAGCAATGGGCTGCAGATTCTTTGATAGAGTCTTACGGTTTAGATATGTGCTATGAAATGTTAGATTATTATTTTAGAATATCTGAAACTCCTTCTTGGAAGTGGTTTGCAAATAATGCAGATAAATTATATAAAAACTTGCAAGGTAAAAAAGAAGATGATAGAATTAGAGAGTTGATGAAACAACAAGCAAAAGATTGGTTAAATAAATAATGTCAGCAGATCTAGAGGGTAAAGTATTATCTGCTGTATTAAAAGATAAGCAAATACACATATTATTACAAGCAAATCCAGATTCTTTATTTAAGACCCACAAAGATGTATGGGACTTTATTAGAACATATCAAGAACAAAATAGTTCAGTACCCCCAATTAATTTAGTAATAGAAAAATTTAGAGATTTTGATCCAGTTGGAGAAATTGGTGGCACAAAACATCATCTAGAAGAATTAAGAACAGAACATCTACAAAGTAGTTTAAGTAATGTACTTATGGATACAGCAGGAAAGTTAAAATTAAATCAACCAGTAGAAGCACTAAACAGTATTATTTCTAAGACTGCTGATCTAAAAAGAATTACTGCAGAGATTAGAGATATTGATGCTGTAGATATAGATGATGCTGTAGCATACTATGAACACGTAAAGGAGATGCATGATCAAGGCATTCACGGTATTCAAACAGGTCTTGCAGGTTTTGACAACTATCTTCCTGCGGGTATTACTGCTGGTCAGTTTGGCATTCTTCTTGCTTATCCTGCTATTGGTAAGTCTTGGCTCGCACTTTTTATGGCTGTTCAAGCATGGAAGAACGGAAGAAAACCGCTTTTTGTTTCTTTAGAAATGACAGAGTCAGAAGTTCGTAATCGTGCATATACAATTATGGGTCAAGGAATGTGGTCACATAGAAAATTAAGTTCTGGAATTATTGATACAGAATCATTTAAGAATTGGGGCAAGACTCACTTAGAAAGAATGCCGTCTTTTCACATAGTTTCTAATGATGGATTAGGGGAAGTGTCTCCATCAATTTTGCGGGGTAAGATAGATCAATATAAACCAGACATAGTATTTGTTGACTATATTCAATTAATGCAATCAAATAACTATACTGATAATGAAGTAGTAAAGATTAAGAATATATCTAGAGAATTAAAGATCCTTGCTATATCTGAACAAGTTCCTATTGTAGCAATTGCATCAGCAACACCAGATGATGCAACTGACATGTATACCGTTCCATCACTTGGACAGGTAGCATGGTCAAGACAATTGGCTTATGATGCAGATTGGGTATTGGCATTAGGTCGTGCACAGGGAAGTAGTATTTTAGAGTGTGTCTTTAGAAAAAACCGTCATGGATTTTGTGGAGAGTTTATGATAGATATAGATTTTGACTCTGGAAGGTTTATGTATAAGGATACTGAGGGAATTGCTTAAATACAAGATATAATTTAAGTATGACTTACAGCCACAAAAGAATAGAGAAGTTTTCCCTAGAGGGTGAGATCTTTGACGACTCTCATATCTCAAGATTAAAAGATCAATATATTTTTATGGTCGTTAATGGAATGAGAAATAAAGGCTACGTTCCTAGGTACGACATTGACACAGACTTTACTATAAGTTATAATGGTAAGACATTTGATTTTAAATTATCGGTTTACGGAGTGCATGTTGGAAAAGGTAAAGCAAAATGTATACTAGGAATAGACAAGAACACAATCGTTCAATCTCTTACTACTCAGAAAACCAAATCAGAAGAAGTCTTTTAGCCTCTGGCATAGACATAGTATCAGAAGTAGATATAGATTTTATTATTTACTGCCCATTTCACAATAACTCAAGAACACCTGCTGCAGAAATACACAAAACAAATGGAATGTTTTACTGCTTTGCTTGTCAAGAAACAAAGGAACTTACAGAAGTTATTATGCAGGCCTCTGGCAGATCATACTTTGAAGCAGCAAGACTTATTGACTCTAAATCAGATGATAGAAATTTAGTAGAAGTATTACAAGAAACATTAGATAAAAAAGTAGAATTTAAAGAGTATGATTTAGAAGTGATAGAAAGATTACATCAAAGTGTATTTACAAGTTCAAAGGCTATTAAGTATTATCAGGATAGAAAGATAGATAAAGATAGTGTAGTTAAGTATAAACTTGGATACTCCGAAAAACAGGACATGGTAACCATTCCAGTTTATTCACCAGATGGCATGTGCTTAGGATTTGTTGGCAGATCAACAGAAGGCAAGGTATTTAAAAACACACCTGGCTTACCTAAAAGCAAAACTTTATTTAATTTACAAAGAGCAAAGAGATATGACAAAGTTTTTGTTGTAGAATCATCCTTTGATGCAATAAGGCTAGAGCAGGTGGGTGTTCATGCTGTTGCAACCTTGGGTGCTACTATTTCAAAAGAACAAAGAAAACTTCTAAAGCAATACTTTAATCAAGTTATAGTTTTAGGAGATAACGATGAGGCTGGTCAAAATATGTCAAAGAAAATGATTGCATATTTTGGAACAGGTTGTATGGCTCCACCACTTCCAGAGGGTATAAAGGATGTGTCCGATTTGTCTAATGAAGACTTAAAAAACTTTGTATATAGATTTGACGACATGCTATCCTCTATGCTAAAATAGATACAAGGCTCATTTACAGAGCAAACATTAAGGAGAAAAAAGTATGTCAATTATAAAAGGTCTAAAAAACATTGAAGCAATTATTGATAAGCCAAAATCAAATGTTTCAGGAGAAAAGGTAAGTTGGCTAAAATTAGATGATGGTCAAAGTACCCAAATAAGATTCATTAGTGAATTAGATGCAGACTCACCAACGTATGACGAAAAGCGTGGTCTTGCAATTGTTGTAAGTGAACACTCAAACCCAGATGACTATAAGCGTAAATCTGTTTGTACAACAGACACACAAGGTCGTTGCTTTGGTTGTGAAATGTTTAGAAAAGATCCAAAGAGTGGATGGAGAGCACGTCTAAGATTCTATTGCAACGTATTAGTTGATAATGGAATTGATGCACCACATGTTGCAGTATGGAGCATGGGAGTAAGCAAGGCTGCTACTTTCAACACAATTAGAGAATACGCGTCAGATTCTCCAAGTATTTCAAATATGACTTGGAAATTAAAACGTAATGGCAAGGGAACAGAAACTAACTACGTATTGCTTCCACAAAAGCAAGACTCAGATCCATTTAATTGGGGTACTTATGAATACCCTAACTTAGAAAAGGTTGTTAGAGAAGTACCTTATGCAGATCAAGAAAATTTTTACATTGGTTTTAGTAACCAAGCAACCTCAACATCTGTTGACTGGTAAACAATTTGGGGGAGCGAAATATCTCCCCCATCACATTAAGGATTAAATTTGAATTACGCACCTCTTCACGTTCATACTCATTATTCACTTATGGACGGAGTAGCGACACCAGAAGAATATTGTAAACGTGCAAAGTCTTTGGGTATGCCCGCTATTGCAATTACAGATCACGGTGCACTATCTGGACATCGTCCAATGTATCGTGCTGCAAAAGAGCAGGGTATAAAACCAATCCTTGGTATAGAAGGATATATAACATTAGATAGATTTGATAAAAGAGATAAGTTAGAAAGAGCAGGAGATCCTTTAGATTTAGTTTATAATCATATAGTTATTCTTGCAAAGAATCAAAAGGGTTTAGAAAATTTAAATAAATTAAATGAATTAGCATGGACAGAAGGATTTTATAGAAAGCCTAGAATAGATTTTGAAATACTAGAAAAGTATAAAGAGGGATTAATTGTTTCTACCGCTTGTCCTAGCGGCATGATTAATAAGGCTCTTGAGTTTAACGAATATGCTGTTGCCAAAAAGCACCTGACTTGGTTTAAGAATACCTTCGGTGATGATTTTTATGTGGAAATAATGCCACACAATAGTCGTGAGATGAATCATGAACTTCTAAGTCTAGCAGATAGCATGGATATAAAGGTGATTGTTACTCCAGATTGCCATCACTCACACCCTGATCAAAAGGTAATTCAAGAAATTATGCTTCTTTTAAATACACATGCCAAGTTAGATAAAGATGCTAAGTTTGAAAAGTCACAAAAGATAAGTGACCCTATGAAGAAACTTGATTATCTATATGGTGAAGATCGTCAAATGTCATTTAGAACATTTGATATACATTTATTATCATATGAAGAAATGAAACAAGCCATGAATATGCAGGGTATAACTAGAGAAGATATATACACTAATACTTTAGATATAGTAGATAAGATAGAAGATTATGATATTAAATCAGGATTAGATTTGTTACCTACAAAAACAGATGATCCTCATCAAGGACTTGTTGATTTAGTTTTAAAGGGCATGGTAGAAAAAGAATTATATGATATTCCAGAATATAAAGAAAGAATGCAAGAAGAACTAGATATTATTAGAGATAAAAACTTTTCTCCATACTTTTTGATTGTAAGTAATATGTTGAATTGGGCTAAAGAGCAAGGCATATTAATAGGTCCTGGTAGAGGATCTGCCGCTGGATCACTAGTTTGTTATGCTTTAGGAATAACTGATGTTGATCCAATTAAATATGGACTTCTATTTTTTAGATTCGTAAACCCAGACCGTAATGACTTTCCAGATATTGATTCAGACATTGCAGATTCAAGACGTGACGAGTTAAAAACATACCTAGAACAAGAGTATGAAAACGTTGCTTCTATTGCTACTTTTTTAGAGTTTAGAGGAAAGGGTATTGTTAGAGATGTTTCTAGAGCATTTAATATACCTTTGTCAGAAGTAAATAAAGTTTTAAAAACAGTCGATGATTGGGATGACTTTATATCAAGCAAAAGCGCTCAATGGTTTAGATTAAAATACCCAGATGTAGTTAAGTACGGAGAACAACTTCGTGGTCGTATTCGTGGTACAGGAATTCACGCTGCTGGAGTGGTAACTTCTAAAGAACCTATTTTTAAATATGCACCAATGGAAACTCGTACTGCTCCAGGAACTAAGGAAAGAATTCCAGTAGTTGCTGTTGACATGAATGAAGCAGCAGATATTGGACTTATTAAACTAGATGTTCTTGGATTAAAAACTTTAACGGTAATTGATGACACAATAAAGGTTATTAAGCAAAGACATAAGATAGATATCAAATTAAAAGAAATAGATCTTGATGATAAAAAGGTTTATGAAATGCTTTCAGATGGAAGAACTAAGGGAGTGTTTCAGTGTGAAGCGGCACCTTATACAAACTTATTAGTAAAGATGGGCGTTAGTAATTTAGATGAACTTGCTGCATCTAATGCTTTAGTAAGACCTGGTGCTATGAATACAATTGGTAAAACTTATTTAGCAAGAAAACACGGAAGAGCAATTACAGAATATATTCATCCTATTATGCAACAGTTTACAAAAGATACCTATGGGTGTGTTTTATATCAAGAACAAGTAATGCAAGCCTGTGTTTATCTTGGCGGAATGAGTATGACAGAATCAGACAAGGTTCGTAAAATTATTGGTAAGAAAAAGGATGCAAAAGAATTTGACGTGTTTAAAGAGAGATTTGTTACTGGTGCATCAAAACATATCACCCCATTCAAAGCAGAGGGCCTATGGCACGATTTTGAGGCTCACGCAGGGTACTCATTCAACAAGTCACACGCAGTTGCTTACTCTATGCTTTCATACTGGACAGCATGGTTAAAGTATTACTATCCTATTGAATTCATTTATTCATTGCTAAAAAATGAACAAGACAAAGATGCTAGAACAGAATATCTTATTGAAGCAAAGCGTATGGGTATATCACTTAAACTTCCTCACATAAATGAATCTGATAGTGATTTTAAAATCGAGGGTAAAGGAATAAGAATAGGACTATCCGCTATTAAATGGATCTCTGATGGTATTGCTTCTAAGATTATAAGTAAAAGACCATTTAAAACATATCAAGAATTTTATGACTTTGTATTTACTAAAGGTAGTGGAGTAAACTCTAGAGCACTCTCGGCACTAGATGCTGTTGGGGGACTTACTTTCCCAGACAACCCAAGAGATGATGTTAAGGTTAAAGAAAATCTTTACGAGTACTTAAACCTACCAGAATTTAAAACTACAGTTCCACAACACTATTATGCATACTTAGATGATGTTGAAGACTTTGAAGAGTCAGGAGTTTTTATTTTAATGGGTGTAATTAAAAACATTAAACGTGGTAAAGGTTGGTCTCGTGTTGAGTTAATGGATTCCACTGGTATGGTTGGAATATTTGATGATGAAGAAACTAAGATAGAGCCAGGCAAGACATATGTTATGGCGGTAGCAAGTAATAGAATTATGGAAGCAGTTCCAGTAGATGATATAAAGGATTCTTTGAATAATCCATTAATTAAGTTTTTAAATTATAAAACTTTACCCTATGGAAATGATGAGTATTATGTGCTATCATTTAAACCTAGAACAACAAAAACAGGAAAGAAGATGGCCAACATGATTGTTGCCGATGCAAGTAGAGATATGAAACCTATTGTAATATTCCCAACTAAATTTTCAGAGGGATTTATGAAGTGTGAGCCAGGAAAGGCAAAGAAAATGACTTTTGAAGTAACAAAAGATGGAACAGAAATACTCAGAGAGGTAATAAATGGTTAATAAGATGGACGATAAAATACAAGGAATATCAACAGAAGATTTTCTTTCACAACTAGAACCAAGTTTAAGAAAAAGATTAAGTAATGCTACTGATGTAGAAATTACAAAACAAAAAACTCCAAGTCCTAGTTTAAATAATGCACTTAGAGGTGGCTTTGCATACGGAAGACAAGTTTTAGTTTGGGGTAACAAGTCTGCTGGTAAATCATCATTTTGTTTACAGATGATTGGAGAAGCACAAAAAGAAGGAAAGTTGTGTGCGTGGATAGATGCCGAACAATCCTTTGATCCTATTTGGGCACAAAAACTTGGGGTAGATACAGATAAATTAATTTACTCTGAAGCAAGAACTATTAATGATATGGTTGATGTCGCTACTCAACTAATGAAAGCAAAGGTAGATATATTAATTGTTGATTCTATATCAGCATTATTACCTGCTATCTATTTTGAAAAAGACTCAGCAGAATTAAAACAATTAGAAAATACTAAGCAGATAGGTGCAGAGGCTAAAGATATGACCAATGCAGTTAAGATGCTTAACTATGCCAATAATCAAGAAGCCAAAACACTGTTGGTATTGATATCACAACAAAGAAATAACATTGGTGCAATGTATGCTTCTCATATGCCTACAGGTGGACAAGCAGTTAAGTTTTTCTCAAGCACTGTAGTTAAACTATGGTCAAGTGAATCAGAAAATCAAGCAATTAAAGGTAAGATTGCTGTTGGAGACAAGTTAATTGAATCTAAAATTGGCCGTATTGTAAATTGGCACGTAGATTTTAATAAGACTGGTCCAGCATTTATTAGTGGATCTTATGATTTTTATTTTGGTTCTGAAGAAATAGGTATCGATAAGGTTGCTGACTTGGTAGATACAGCAGAACTAGTTGGAGTAATTGAAAAAGGTGGGGCATGGTATACAGTTTTTGAAGAAAGACTGCAGGGTAGAGCAAAAGTAATTGAATACCTAAAACAAAACCCAGATAAGTTAAAAGAACTTGAATCAAAACTTAACTCTTAAATATACTATATATAATGGCAAATTTATTTGTCAAACATGTAAAGCAATAGTAGAAACAGCAAGGATGTACAAAGAAAAGCAAGACTTGACTTGGATGTGTGCTAACAAGCATATATCTAAAGTTAATTTTAACGTAAGGGGATATTAATGAGTGAGCGTGGAGAACTAAAACGCATTGGTGCCAAGCAACACATTAATTCAGGCAGAGGACCAGTCAAGGCTGACGGATCGTTGGATGACTTCGTTGTAGATGTCAAGGAATATTCCAAGTCCTACTCCGTTAGCCGAGACTCTTGGGCAAAGATAGTGTCAGACACAATGCAAGTAGATAGGAAAAAAGATCCAGTACTTATGGTTGTGCTTGGAGAAGGAAATAAAAAAGTTAGACTTGCTATAATTGAATGGGAAGTATTTGAACAGTTAAGAGAGAACAATGGATAACACAGTAGATCTATTAAATAATGTAACAAAGTTTAATGAAATATCAGAGTATATGCAGGATGAAGAACTGACTAAAGCATTAGTTATGATTGCTAAGTTAATTGCTAATCCAGATATACCCCCAGCAAAAGCAACACTGTCTATTACTCAGTTGCAAGCATACTCGGCAAAATTTGCAATGCTTGCTTCTTGGTATTCACACGTAAAGAAAGATGAAAGAGCAAAGAAAAATATTTACTACACAGCAAGAGAAGCGGTAGACAAACTAGTGGATGCCCTTAAATATAATGTAAGGAATTTCTAGTGGCTAAAAGGTTAATGAAAAAGATTGTTCCAGTTAAAGAAGTTTCTAAAGAAGAAACTAAGATTGATACTAAAGCAATAATTAAAAAAATACACGATGGGTACGAACACAAGAAGGGTATGACCTTTAAAAAAAGGGTAGGCTTTACTCCTTCTGGATTAACATATGGTGCTGGACATTGTCCAAGATTTTGGTATTTATGGTTTGAAGGAAATGAAGCAGAAAATAGTAACGACTGGTATTCAGTTGCAAACATGGACTCTGGTACTGATAGACATACTAGAATTGAACAAGCAATGGAAGATGCTGGAATACTAGTACACAAAGAATTATCCATTAAGAATGAAGATCCTATTATATCTGCAAAGACAGATGCAATTATTAATTGGGACGGTATGGAAATACTTACTGAAATAAAAACATCTAATGAAGAATCCTTTCATAGAACTACTAAACCAAGAAACTATAATATAGAACAACTATTAATATATATGAAGATATTAAAGAAGTCATTTGCTTTCTTAATATATGAAAATAAGAATACCCATGAACTAAAGTTCTTTCCTGTTAACTTAAATCAAAAATATAAGGACTTTATAAACTATTTCTTTGATTGGATGAGAAGAGTTCAGAAGGCTTTTGATGATAAGCAACTTCCAGAAAATCCATATAGAAATAAGTTTGAAAATAAAATATGTAAAAGTTGTGATTTTTTTAAGGTGTGTCAAACTAAACCAGTTGGAGACATTAAGATCGAGGCTAGGAAAAACCTTGAATGAACAAAATATGTCAATGGTGCGAAAAAGATTTTTTTACAAAAAATAAGAATCAAATATATTGCTCTGTTGATTGTAGAACCCTTGCCACAAAACAAAAAATTACACAAAGATATCAGATGTCTAAGTTTAAAAGTAGGTTTGGAAAAGAAAGAAGATGCGCTGGAGGGTGCGAAACTTTGTTAAGTGCTTATAATGACGAGACATTCTGCAATTCTTGTTTAGTTAATAATAAAAAAGTAGATAAATTTATTAAAGAGATTAAGGACTATTTTGATTATGAAAAAGAATAGACTATTAAGTATAGGACATCCAAGTAGAATTTTAGCAATAGATGCTTCAACTAACTCTATGGCCTTTTCTATATTTATAGATAAAGAATTACATAAGTATGGAAAGATTAACTTTAGCGGTAAGCATGTATATGAAAAAGCAGGGGATGCTTGTAAAAAATTAATACCATTTCTTAAAGACTTTAGTATTGATGCTGTTGTTATTGAGTCAGCAATATATACTAACTCTCAAAAAACTGCTATGAACTTGTCTTTGGTTCAAGGTGCCATCATTGGTTCAGTTCAAATGTATGAGTCTAGACCAGTAGTTTCTTGTTCTCCAGTTGCTTGGCAAAATTGGATTGGTAATAAAAAACTTACTAAAGAAGAGAAATTAAAGATTAGAGAGGATAATCCAGGAGATCACTCATTTTCTTGGTATAAGCAAAAAGAAAGAGAATTTAGAAAAGAAAGAACTATTAAATGGGTAAACATAAATTTTGACACAGACATACACGATGATGATGTTGCTGACGCAGTTGCAATAGGTTGGTATTCAAGTAACAATTGGTTTAAGTTAGCAGAAGAGCCTAAAAATGTTGACAAGGCTCAGGGATAGTGATAAAATGAAACTGTACACAAGTAAGGCTTGGCTAACAAAAAGGTATCAAGTTGATAAAAAAACACCAGAGCAAATTGCAAAAGAGTGTGGAGCATCTGTTGAAACTATATATGTTTATCTTGCCAAGTTTGGTCTTAGAAAGTCAAAGAGGTAATTATGGCAGAATATAAAACTCCAAACTTTGAAAAAGAACTTGAAGATAGAATGAAATTCATTCGTGATGTCTCAACTCAAGCACCTGCGGGTAGAAAGATATTAAAAGAATGTCTTGATATAGCAGAGTTATTAATAAATAAGAATAGATCATATGGTAGTTCATATAGTCATCCTATTAATATATTTAGTAAATCTGAACCTAAAGAGCAATTATATATTCGTATTGATGATAAACTTAATAGAATACATAAAGGTAAAGAATATGCATCAGAGGATACTATTTTAGATCTTATTGGATACCTCGTATTATTAAGGACATTAGATGACAACAGATGATTTAGTAAAACACTTAGACCTTGTAAACCAAGTTGCTTCTGAGTACTTAAAAGGCTTTGATGCTTCTCAAATTTCAAATACGCTAGATATTCCACGTCCAAGAGTCATGGCATTGCTTAATGACTGGCGCTCTATGGTCTCAAACAATCAAGCAATTCACGCAAGAGCAAAAGAAGCACTCGCTGGAGCAGATCAACACTACTCATCTTTAATTAGAAAAACATATGAGGTTATAGACTCTGCAGATTCTTCTGCAAACCTAACAGCAAAAACAACCGCTATCAAACTGATAGCAGACATTGAAAGCAAAAGACTTGAGATGCTGCAAAAAGCGGGGTTATTAGACAATAAAGAAATAGCAGAACAAATTATTGAAATGGAAAGAAAGCATGACATATTAATAAAGATATTAAAAGATATTGCTTCAAGCCATCCAGAAATTAGGGAAGAGATAATGAAGCGTCTTTCTGAAATTCAAACTGAGGTGATTGTAATTGACAACGATTGATTTTAGTGACTTTATAGAAGCACTAGATGAAAGTCCTTTTTTAGAATTACCAGTAGATGTTAAAACATTTGTTATGAGTAAAGACTATTTAAATCAACCAGAGTTATCAGACTATCAATATACCCTCGTAGAGTGTATGAGTCAGATATATAAAGAAGAAGATGTTCAAAGATGGTTGGGTAAAGAAGAAGGAAAAGAACATTACAAAAAATATACTAAACAAGAAGTTATTCTTATGTGTGGAAAGGGTAGTGGTAAAGATCATACTTCTACTATTGGTTGTGCTTATATTGTTTATAAACTATTATGTTTAAAAGATCCGTCAAGATATTTTGGTAAACCATCTAACGATGCTATAGATTTAATTAACGTAGCGGTAAACGCTCAGCAAGCAAAGAACGTATTCTTTAAAGGCTTTAAATCAAAGATTGAAGGATCTCCTTGGTTTGCTGGAAAGTATGAAGCAAAAGCAGACAACATAGAATTTAATAAATCTATTACAGTTTATTCTGGACATTCTGAAAGAGAGTCTGCTGAAGGTTTAAACTTAATGCTTGCAGTTCTTGATGAAATTTCAGGGTTTGCAATGGAGGGTGCTGGTGGTAATGATCAAGGAAAGACCTCAGATAACCTTTACAAGGCCTTTAGAGGGTCTGTAGACTCACGTTTTCCAGACTTTGGGAAAGTTATACTCCTATCATTCCCAAGATTTAAAGGTGACTTTATTTCTAAAAGATATGAAGATGTTGTTGCAGATAAACAAACAATAATTAGAAAGCATCAGTTTACAATTAATCCAACACTAAGCGAAGAAGATCCAAATAATAAGTTTGAAGTAGAGTGGGAAGAAGACCATATTGAGTCTTATAAGTACCCTGGAGTATTTGCTTTACGTAGGCCAACATGGGAAATGAATCCAACTAGAAAGATAGAAGATTTTAAGTTAGCATTTTTTACAGATCCAGCAGATGCACTTATGCGATTTGCATGTATGCCAACAACTTCTTCAGATGCCTTCTTTAAATCAAGAGAAAAGATAGAAAAGGGTTTGTCAAATAGAAATCCATTAGATAGTGTAAGAAGATTTGATATTAACTTTAAGCCAAACCCAGATACTGTTTACTATGTTCATGCAGACTTAGCACAAAAACATGACAAGTGTGCTGTAGCAATCAGTCATGTTGACAAGTGGGTAAGTGTACAATCCTTTAATGACTATGAACAGATTGTTCCATTTGTTGTAGTAGACGCAATTGCTTGGTGGGAACCACATCGTGAAGGGCCAGTAGACTTAAGTGAAGTAAAAAACTGGATTATAGATTTGAGAAGACAGGGATTTAATCTAGGGTTAGTCACCTTTGATCGTTGGCAATCATTTGATATACAACAAGAATTAAAACAGGTAGGAATAAAGACTGAAACCTTATCAGTAGCAAAGAAACATTATGAAGACTTAACTATGCTGTTCTATGAAGAAAGACTGATAGCACCTCACATAGATATATTGTTAGAAGAACTATTAGAACTTAGAATTATAGGAAATCGTGTAGACCATCCTAGAAAGAAGTCTAAAGATTTGGCTGACGCTATGTGTGGATCAGTTTATAACTCTATATCAAATACCGAAAGAAATAGAGTTAAAGAAATAGATATACATACTTGGTCTCAGGGCGGAACTGACTCAGACAATGCAGATGATTTTTTCCCAGACAAGATTAAAGGTAGTTCCCTAGATTGGAACGGAGGGTACCGACTTGTCTGATGAAGAGTATGTAAATGAAGAAGATCTTTCAAACATTATTTTGCAGTTAATAGAGATGGGAGCATTAGAAATTAGAGGGTATGACTCTATTAGCAATCAATTTATATATAACTTAACACCTAAGTGCCAAGAAATAATGCCAGACCTATTTGAAGAGCATTTTAAGATGGTCAATGAATTAGCATTTAGACTATGGTCAAAAGACATAATAGATTTAACCTTTGATAAAGATGGTACCCCAATGGTTATGCCTAAAGATATAGAATATACAAGGTCTGTTATGTATACCCTGCCTGAAGAAGAAAGATTCTTTTTAGAAAATCTGTTACAAAAACGTGAAAAAGATATGAAAGAATAGTGATATAATTTTATTATGCCTTACGATATTATAAGAAACGGTCCAGGATGCAATGGCGGCTATGCCGTAGTTGGACCATCAGGCGCCATAGGTTGTCACAAAACTAGAAGTTCTGCTATTAATCAACAACGTGCATTGTATGCAGCAGAAGCAAATAGTAAAAAAGTAGATGAAGTACAAGAGTGGGAAGGAAAGCCACTATACGATGAATTGTCAGACGCAGAAAGAATGCTTGCAGATTCATTAATAAAATTAGCACAAGAGGCAGGACCCCTTGATAAAGCAGAAGGAATTTGGGTTGGGTATGTAGATGGTGCAAATAATGAAAATAATTCTATAGGAGTAAACTGTGGAAACTGTGCATTGCATAAATCATCTGTAGCATGTCTCATATTAGATATGCCAATTGAAGAAGAGGGTGCTTGCAGATTTGCAGTAATTCCAGATGGTTATGTTACCCAAGGAAACACCTCAGATAATGACATGGATGATATGGAAAGTTCCATGGACATGGAAGACGAAATGTCTAAAAGATCTTTAGAAGATTTAGATTTAAGACCAACAGAGTCGATGGCAAATAATGCTCGTAGAGGTTTAGAATTAAGAAGAAAATTTGGTCGTGGTGGTACTGCAGTTGGAGTTGCTCGTGCTCGTGATCTTATGAATAGAAATAAATTAAGTCCAAGTACAGTACTAAGAATGTATTCTTTCTTTTCTCGTCATGAAGTAGACAAACAAGGTAAAGATTTTAACAACTCAGAAAGACCATCTAATGGAAAAATTGCATGGCTTCTATGGGGTGGAGATTCAGGATATGCATGGGCTAAATCAAAAAGAAATGCAATTATGAATATTAGATCACAAAAATCTGACGGTATGTGGATAGATTCTCCATTTAGTTTACAAAAGTATATTGACAAATCAGACTACGACCTGTAGAATATATATAATAGAAAGGGACCGTGATGAATAGTGAAGAATCTACTGAGATTTTACAATCTTTGCTTCAGTATTATCGCTCTAAATGCTCTCAACTTGAATATGAATTTTTATCATACAAGATCATATCAGAAAGAGAACTTTCAAAATTTAGAGAAAAGTCTGTTTCAAAAGATAAAAAAGAATAAAAAGTTTTCTCAAATGCATAAACTTTTAAATAAAGATAGTGTTGATGTTGCTATCGTTGATAAAAATGCTTATTGGGTACATAATAATACTTTTTATGTAGCAGAAATAAATGATTTAGGCGAAATAGATACAGATAATGCAAAGAAGATAGATGTATTTTCATTATCAAATAAAGAAGCAAAAAACTTACTAAAGATCCTAGACTCACTTACAGAAAGAAACTAAAATGGTTATTGCCGTAGAAGGGACTAAGTCCTTTTCTGATTACGATATATTTATGAGAGCAATGGGAATTGCTTTATCTAATAATACTGAGTCTGAAATAACGATATGGTCTGCTGGCCCTCATACTATAAATAGTTTTACTGCTGCATTTTGTAATTCATCAGAAAACTTTTTAAAGCAAAAGGGTTTTAAGATTAAGTTCTCAAAAGCACCAACATTTTGGGTAGCAGATAATTTATCTTATGTTGACTACTTTGCCTTTTTTAGTGCACCTAAAGAATCTTTGTCAAGACTTGCCCAACAAGCAGAACTACTAGAGAGTTGTGAACTTGGAATTTTTAGATATTAGTCTTAATACTTGGTCGATAATAATATTGTTTACACAAATTATATTCTTTACCTGTATGAGCCTAGCAGTTTTTGGGGGTAGAGGAAATATACTACTATTTTCTTCTATAGTAACATCATTCATACTTAGTCAAATAACACTATTTGCATATGGACTTGTTACAAAGCAATTAGGATTTATATTAATACCTGTATATCAAATATTCTTAGTTATGATTACATACATATATATAAATAATTCAAGTGTAGAATTAATGGAGGAAATAGAATATGATAGTGAATAGTTTTGATAAAATGGAGTCAATAGTAAAGTCTAATCCTAATTTTGAATGGGATAATTGGACAGTTGTAATTTATACAGATGATGATGGATACTATAATAAAAATGGTATATTTAAAGATAATAAATGGATGACTAAATATAAATTTGAAATGATAGATCACGGTGTATGGAATATTCCAGATAGGTTCTTGGCATATGTACAAGTTTAACGATAAGGCTTTATGTTTAAATATGGATACAAATTTATTTTTTGATAAGTATGAAGAAAATAAAAATGTTGCAAAAACTGTTGATTCTTTATGTGTTAGTTGTCCAGCACAAAGACAGTGCCTTGCGTATGCCGTTAGCAATCAAGAATGGGGTGTGTGGGGCGGAATATACTTTGAGGGTGGAAAAATATCTAAAGAGTTTAACTCACATAAAACAAAAGAGGACTGGTTTAATACCTGGTCTGGTGCAGTAATAGAGAGTTCATAATGTATACAGATCAAATGAAAAAAGCGGTAAGAACATTCAAGGTTCCAAAAGAATTTAAGATAGATATACTTGACTACGATGCCTTTCTTACGATACAATTCTATGAGAGTCAGTGGAGACATTACACTGATGCAGAAAGATTTCAGTGCATTCAATACCTACAAAAGGTAAAGGGTGCTTTGGAAAAACTAGGAGCAAGGGTTGCTTTTGATCCTATTCTAGATGTAACATACAAAAATAAATAATCAGAGAAGAGAGAAGGTAAGATATGCCAGCAGTAACAACTATTGTGGGTAATCTAGTAAGAGATCCAGAGTCAAAAGAGTTTGGACCAGATAAAAATGTAACAAATATTCGTGTTGCATGTACAGACCGTATGCCAGATGGCAAGGGCGGCTGGAAAGATGGAGATACAGCATTTTATAATGTATCTGCATGGAGAAGTCTTGGAAAATATATGGCTTCCTCACTTAAAAAGGGCGATAAAGTTATCGTTCAGGGTAAAATTAAATACCATGAATTTAAAAAGAGTGATGGTACTAATGGACATGCTTATGAAATTGAAGCAAGTGATGTTGGTCTTGCACTTTATTCTAAAACAGCAAAAAAAGATGGATCTAGCAATCCTTGGGACACATCTTCAAACACAACAACAGTAAATACCTCTAATGAACCAGATCCCTGGTTGTAATTAGATAGTATAATTGTAGAGGGTAGAGAAATCTGCCCTCTATTTTATTTACTAGGAGACAATAATGGGAATGTATGTTCAATGGAAAGACGATAAAGTAAAACAATCATTTAAACCTAAAAAATGGCAACCAATGATATTAAATGGAAAAGATGCAATTGTTCCAACAGAAGAAGGTCATTGCTTTTGGGAAGCACAACTACATTTAACTCTACCAAAAACAGGTAGACCAACGTATGTAAAGATGAATTACTCAAGAGACTATAAAGGCAAAAACGACACTACTGGAACAAATACATATGCTATTCCTGCTGACGTTGAATCCGTACAATTTACACTCTCATGGTACTTTAATGCTAATCCAAGCACACCAATTTCTTGCATGGTTTATCATAATGGATCAACAGACATTGTTTCTGAAATAAGACAATTTAAAGGACTGATATTATAATGGCATCACCAATCAAAGATGGAAAAATTACAACAGCATACAAAAAACTAGGTAAGATGTGGTCAAAAGGCTATCATACTGGGGTCGACTATGCATGTAAAACAGGCACACCAATACTTGCAGTTGCAGATGGAAAAATTGAACCAGCAAACTGGGGCAAATCATATGGAACTCAAGCAGTGCAGAAAGTTGAAGGCGGATGGGTAATTTATGCACATCTTTCTAAACTAGATGTAAAGCCTGGAGACAAAGTAACCAAAGGACAAGCAATTGGATTAAGTGGAAACACAGGAAACTCTTCTGGCCCACACTTACATTTTGAAATGCGTGACAACATTCGTTGGTCAGCAGGAAAAGATATAGATCCAACAGCAATTCTTAACTCATAATACATAACTTTATTTAATAATAAAGTATAATGTAATTAGGCATATATTGCCTTGGAGTGAAAAAAGGTTAAAAATAAAAGACTTAAAATAAGAGCAATGCTTTTGACACCAATGTTATTAGCATTGTTCTTTTCTTTTATACCCCAAACTAATGCAAACGTAGCACCATGTGATACCTATCAGGTAAACGGTGGAGACCAAGCCTTCTTAATGAATTTAAATACCCCTCTTAAATGGGGAGAAACAGTATATACAAATAATATTTATGTAAGTCCAAAAGGAACTATTACATTTGGTGCAGGAGATTATACATTTTGGGACTATCCACCTACTCCGTCTATATCAATTGGATCTTTTGATTATCATGCATTTCCAAATAGTGCAGCAGGTGGATGGAGTCCAGGATGGGGTTATGGAAATAATTTATATGTTAGATATGGATCTACGGCAAC